ATTTTCTTTATACATATCATACATTCGATCCTGATAAATATCACGCTCTATGTCACGACCTGGTCGACTACTTGGTCCAAATTTTGAATTACTTGGGAGAACACCTGGTCCTTTTTTAATTGTATCAATTATTTTTTTAAATGCATTTGCTTGAGGTTTAGAAATACCACCTTTTTGCATTTTAACTTTTGTAGTAGATTTTTGTTTAACACTAGATTTTTGATTAACACTAGATTTTCTACTATTATCATTCAAAATAGTTTGTCCTTTATTTAAACTATTATCTTGTGATTGATTAATAGTTTTAGAAGAATTTCTACTATTATTTTGTGATTGTCTAACATTAGTATTAGAAGTATTATTAGAAGTACGATTATTTGTACGAGTATTATTTTGTGTTTGTTTAACTGAAGTACTAGACTTTTTTGAGTTGTCTACTCCAGAAGAAGAACCAGAACTTCCTCCTGATCCACCTTGACCACCTTGTCCACCTGAAGCACCTGAAGTAGATCCAGAGCTAGATCCAGAATTAGTAGTATTTGTTGTATTACCACTATTTCTGTTATCTGTTGTAGATGTAGATGATGATGTAGAAGTTGACAATCTCTTAGGAGTTTTTGCTCTTGCAGTACCTGCCACTTTAGATATACGGTTAGCTGTGTTATCTCTTTTTTGAGACACAGTTCCTTCTCCTTCAATATTTGCTATTGCAGATCTTGTTTTAGCTCTAGCAATTTTTTTAGCTTGTCTTTTTTCAAATCCAGTTGCAGGAGCAGAACCTCCATCTTGATACTTTGTAGTTGCACCACCTTTTTGAAAGTCTCCTGTCCTTTTCTTATAAGGTGTCATGAGTGATCCTGCAAAAACTTTTCCAGCTCTAGCTTGTTTAGCTTCGCTAACAGTTGGTGCACCTTTAAGTACACCTTTGACAGTTCTTCTAACTTTAGTTGTAGATCCTGTTTTATTTCCATAAGGTTCTGTATTATTTTTAGTAATAGTTTTATAATCTCCACTATTTGATACAGTAGTTACTTTTTTTGGAGGTTTAGTCATTTTTTCACCTGGAGTAGTTTTATTGTATTCACCACCTGCTTGATACTTTCTAGTTGCCATTTTATTTTATTTTTAAATTGTTTATAATTAAGTATTCCAATATTTTTCAACAGAAATGTTTAGATCTTTAAGAATATCCTCATTTAATGGGTTCTTTAAGTGTTCAAGTACATCTGATACATTTCTGCCAAGTAAGCTATTTGTTTTTGCATGATAAATATAACCATCAGGCTTACTTATAATATACTTAAAAAAACTGGAATCACGAACAATTGACTTAATTTTTAATGTTTCCATGTCCATATTATTTGCATCAATGAATGTTTTTGCTGCTCTTTCTTTATTTGATTCAGCACCTTCACCTGAAATATATCTATCCATATTTTCATATATTACATCCAATGGAGTTGATTTTCTATATTGAGTACTATTAGCATCTACAACTTTTGCAATGTAGAATAACTTGGTACTGTTCTTATCAAATAACTTCTGAAGTTCAGAAAGTGCTTTGTTACGCATTTTCTTGTACTCAGTTCTTATCATTACAGTTTCTTCTTCTTTATCTAAAAAGAATTTTGGTGCAACAGCTTTTGATCTTGCATCTTCATAACTTTTTGCAATCATTGAAAAACCTCCTGCTTCAATAGCATGAAGTTTAATTTTATCAAATGGTTTAGTTGGATCTAAATAAACTGGCTCATTTCCACATGACATAGCTATTTTATTCCAAAATATTTTATTATCTGGTTTAAGTAATTTTACTTGATTCCAAAAATCTTTATCTTCAACATCAATAATATTTGCTGCAAGTTCTTTTTCTAATTCACATACAGAGTTTCTAATTTCTTTTACTCTTGCATCTCTAATCTCTGCAGGTAATAATTTAATCTCAGGAGCAAATTCATTTAATCCTGTAACATATCTTAGTACCCCATTGTTTTCTAAGCAAGCAAGTTGTTCGTTATGAGTTACCCCATCAAAAAGACTCATTCCATAATCTTCTAATCCCATGTTAGTAGATTGTTTGTCAAAGTATGGTCTAACAGCAATTGATGTTTTTTTTATGCTGCCTACTCCTACTTCTACCATTGTAAAATTGTTCGTTTCCATTGTTTTGGTTTTTAGTTATTGGTTTATATTAAAGTAAAAAAAAGGGAGAGTATTAGTCTCCCTTTTAGTTTGTTATTATTTATTAGAATGATCCTCCTGTTACAGGGTTTCTCATAACTATTTTCAATACCTTAGTTGGATCTTTTACCCAAATAGCTGGCATTGTTTGTGACATCATTACACGGTATCCATTGAATTGTCCAGAAGACTGGAATCCTTGAGAACGTCCCATATAATCCATTGTACCATTCTGATACCACCACTTCAATTGATTATCCCAAGATAATTTCAATAAGAAAATATTATCATTTGTATTATCTGTGATATCAAAGATAATGAATGAATAAGAACTTAAAGGGAAACCATCAATGATTGGATTCTCAATATCATTTGTATGAACATTATCAAATGCAGGATTCAACACAAACTTAACATTAGCCAAGAATGGGATAACATAAGAAGTGTAAGCAAATCCAAAGTTTAAGTCCATGCCTTTTCCAGTGATAGCACCAATGTCAGCAGCTTGAATTAAAAGACCTGAAGAAACAGCTTCTTGTTTAATAGCTTCATTTACCATACGCATTCCACCCATACCTGTCTGAACTACTAGAGAACGCTTAGGATCTGGACCTTGGAATTCAACTTTACCATTAAAGAAGTTATAAATTTCTGAACGGAATAAATCAAGTGTAAAGTTATTTTTGTTGTATACTCGTTTGAAAGAGTTGTCCAACTGTCGCCATAAACCTACAGATAACCTTACATCATCTGGTCCATCTTGACGAACTCTACCACCTTGTCCCCACATTAAGTAGGTCTCAATGTCAGTTGCAACTTTAGTTAAATGTGCAGCTTCCATTTGAGTTAAGAATGTTCTAGATAAATCTCCGTTATCAAATGCACGTTTAACTTTATCTTTACCCATTACTTTAACCATATCATCCAAAGATGAAACAGAAGGATCTATATTTTTGTCAAATGTTCTCCAGATTTCAGTTACAGGAACTGTACCATCTGCATTCATTCCACCTTTGATCATTAAGTCTGCACGTGAAGATACAGAATAGTGAACGTGAGCTTCTGCTCCACCTACAAAGTTGTAGAATTCACGGAACCCTGTTTTTGTTGTAATGTCAGAGAATCTTTCACCATATTCACCACGAGCAGAACCTTTACGGAATACTTTGGTACCATTAGCTAAATATTTATTATCAATAAACTTAAAGTTATCGTTGTTTACTAATTGTACAGTGTAGATAAAACCATCACCTAAAGGAAGAATATCTTCATCTGTAATGTACATCTCCACACCATTGTATTTGTCATATGTGATAATATCACCATGTCCAAACTCACGTCTATTTAATTTGATACGGAAAGTTGTACCATCAACACCTTTGAAAGTATTAGCTGCATCAATATCTTCAACAATAAATGGAAGATCTATAGCAACAGGAGTCTGCCACTTATACTCTCCACGAGCATTGTCAACATTAATTACATTTTTACCACCAAAACTTGACATTTGGTAAAGTGGCATTTCAACTTTTTGAGCCATAGCCCATAGATCAACTGGACCTAAGTCCATTGGTTCTGCATCTTTTAACATATTCACCAAGTGGTATGAATCCACATGGGAACTTGCATTGTACGCGGTATCTCTTAGGAAGATACCATTATTCATTACTGGAGTTGCCATTTTTATATTTGTTTTATTTGTTACTATTTATTAAAATCTTCTAAACATAGTGCCTTTAGAAAGTTTCCTAGGCTCTGCTTTATAAGATGTTTTTCTTTGTTCATCATCATATTGGTTAGATATTGAAGATGATATTTTTCTAGACTCTTCTGTCTTTAACTGTCTAACTGTTTTTTCTAATGCTTGTTTACTACCTTGTTCTCTTACTTTATTTTTATATCCATTTGGATCAGCAAGTAACCAAAGTGCTTCTGCAATTAGATCATGTCTTGGTTCTACAAACTGATACTTTTCTAACAAGTGACCTAATAAATTTGTAGGTTTTCCTGATATAGAAGGATAATTTGGTTGAACTAATCCTGAGAATAATAATCCTTGAACTTTTTTATCTAATCTAATTCCACCTATTGCTCCATTAGCCAAAGTATTATATACATTTTCTTGATATGCTTTTGCTTGTTCAGATTGCATATTTTTTCTATGCTCTTGTTCAGCTAGTTGTCTTGCAATAATTTCATCTTGCATTGCATCTAACTTAGGTTTAAATTGATTTGCTTTTTGTTCAAGTTTATTTAAATCTCTCCAATCTTGAATTTCTTCTTCAATTTCTTCTGCTGTACCAAATTGAGTTGTATATAAGTATGTTCTTGCAATTTCAGCTTGATCATATTCATCTGAAGGATCAAGTTGTCTCATTTCTTCAACATGAGCTAAGGTTCTAAATAAACCTTTTAGGTCTTGTCCACCATCAGCAACATATTTTGCAGCTACCTGAAGTTCTTCTGGTAATGCATTAAAGAATTCTCTTGGAGTATTTTGTCTAATTTGATTTTCTCTTTCTTGAAAGTTAGCTTCAAATAATTCTCTAAAATCTTTAGTAGTATATTCTTCTAATGGTTTATCATCATCAAATGCTACTAAAGAACCTTCCTCAATCATTTTAGTTGCTAATTCAGAGAGTCCAGATTTATCAATTTTAGGTCTTCCTTTATTACCAGCATCTTCTTCTTGTGAAATTAAACTATCTAACTCAGCAAAAGTTTCTTTAACTTCTTCGTTTTTTTGTTCAATTTGTTTTTTTTCTTCTGAAGTAGCATTAGGATTGTCAAAGAACGTATTGTCAACTGTTTCTTTATGAAACATTGACTTTGGTTTACTATTTTGGTCTTCTGGTAACATTACATTTTCTGCTCCAGGCATTCCAAAAATTTCATCAATATTTACATCTACTTGTTCTACCGTTGTAGAATCTTGTATTTGATCCTCATTCATTTTGTTAGTTGTTTCCATTTTGTTGGTTTTTGGTTATACATTAATATACAAAATAAACTTGATAGATTTAAAATATTTATAAAAAAAATTGTAATATATAGCTAACTACTTATTTTTATTTAAATTAGAATCAAATTTATTTTTATTTTCTTGTGCAATTTGTAATTCTGTACTAGCAATTTCTTTTTGTGTTTGTAATTTTTCTCTTTCAAGTTGTGTTTTTTGTGATTCAATTGTCATTCTATTAGATTCTTTTTCTCTTTGTAATCCTGATTGTTCTTGATATTGTTCTGTTTCTTTAATGTCTTTCATAACATCTCTATAATCAGACATTTGATTTTGATCAACATCAGCTGAAGCACCATAACCAGCAGCTCTAATTTCTGCAACTAAGATATCTCTTTGTCTATCTTTTTCTTTCTCAGCCATAGTTGAATCAATTTTCATTTGTTCTATTTCTTGTTGTTTTTGAAGTTGTTGTTCTTGCATTTGTTGTTGGTTTTGCATTTCTTGTTGTTTCAATTGTTGCTGTTTTTGTTCAGAATCTTTAAGAACAACATTAAGAGCAGCAATTGATTCTGACTGAACAATTTTACCAAGGTCATAAATACTTGCTCCTGTAGTATTGTTCTGAACAGCCATTTGTTTTAATTGCTCAAGAATTGCTCTATGATTTGCATTAGTACTTATTGCAATATTTAAATCTCTTAATAAAAGATCTGTACCATTTATTTCAAAATTTACTTTTTCATCAGCTGATGTAATGTATGTTAATCTTGGAGATGGTTTTGTAGATTGATAAAATTGAGCTAAATCAGTTCTCATTTGATGAACTCTTGGCATTAAGTAATCACAGTGTTGTATAAAGAATACTTCTGTTTGTGCATAAGATGCACTTATTGCTTGTTCTACTCCAGTAGCTGTTGTTTGAGATAGTTGCTGACCCATTCTTTGTGGGTTAACACCAATTACTTCATACGCTTGTTGTTTAAAATGATTAGCCAAACTAACTCTTCCCATTAATCTTTCTGTTTGGGAAAGATCTAGTTTTTGAAAATGATTAAAATTTAATGCATTCTCTGTATTTGTAATACTAGTATCTAAAGGAAGCATTTGAAAATTCTTCATTGCTACATATGCTTTAGCATAATTTCCCTTACCCCAATCTTCTCCTAGTGAATGTCTTGGTAATGAGTTTTGATCTAACATAATAATAGTACCAAGTTCATCTACTAAAATATCAGCAATTTGGTTATTTACAATATTGTATCCAATTTGATGAGGTTTCATTAAATCAATAAGAGCTGTTGATTTAGTATTCCTATCTGAAAATACAGAACCTTCAACAGGCAATTTACATCCGTATAAACTTGAATCACCTTTAAATTGAAATTTTAAAGGTCCAATATTTTTTCTATTTGAGCCAATGTAAATAGGTGAATATCCATCAGGAGTACTCATACCCCAATAAGAAGGAACATTAGGTCCAATTTTTACTCCGCCCCAAACCTCATTAATCCATATCCAATCTATATGTTCACCAAAAAGAAGAGTATCTTTATTTTTATTTTTAAATAACCTATTATCATAAATTGGTTTATCTGTAATTTTGTAATCTTCAGAAATTATATCATTTGATACATTGCCTTCTTCAGTTATTTTAGTAAGATGCCCAATTTTTTTCTGTGATTTCCAATATGCAGTTGTAACTCTAAGTAAATATGCTACACCTTGATCAGTATAATCTTCTCCTTCAGATAAAATCTGAGTAATAATATCATTACCCTCTAAATTATTACCTCCCATAAATGAACTATATTGTCTCATTCCAAGTGACGGCATATTAGTATTCCAATCATGTGACTTAGTTGCATCATAAAATGATCCATCATTTTGCGTTCCTCCAATATTATAACCAGCAGCTCTAATTGGATAAACTGCTTCAAGTGCTAAATGTTGTTCTTCAGTAAGAAGATGTCCATATTTATCTATTACATCAGAAACAGTAAGCATATCTGTTTTACCAACCCAATTACCTTGAGAAATGTATCTTATATCTGGAGACTTATGATAAAATGTAACAACAGGATTCCACAGTTCTACATCATAATCATCTTCCATCATGTGAAAATGCCAGAATTCTCTATCTGTAATTAACATATCCCGGAAAGCTCTTTCTTCTAATTCATCCATTTTGAATCTTTCAACATCAACTTTATGCTGATGTTCAGCCCACTGCTCTACCATAGAACGGTAATCTTTTTTGTAGAACTGTTCTATTTGAGGTAATGTCTTAAGATTTTCTGGATTTAGTTGTTGTTTTGCTTCTTCAGATTCTGGATCTAATCCTTGCTCTAACATTGCTGCTGTCATTTTTACTATTGCATCTGCCATTAGAGTTTGCTCTACTTCTCCTCTTTTTAATTCTAACATTTCATTATAGGAAAAATCATCAATAGTCCTATAAGATAATTTAGTTGATCTTTTTGCAAATTCAGCAACCAGTACATTAATTACATTTGGAATAATAGGATAAAACTTAAGCTCTAATGCAGATTCATCCTCTGTAGTTAGCATTTCTACTATGTCCTTATATTCATTATTTTCTTCAACTATATAATCAGTTCTGTCAATTATACCTTTAGCAAGTTTATAATTTTTCATTAATCTTCTTGCATTTCTTCTTATTTGTTTAAGACCATTCCATTCTAACCAATCTAAATTCCATGCAGCCCATTCATCATCTTTATCTTTTTTAGGTAAAAACTGTAATGGCTGTGTGATAGAACCTAATCTATTTTGTTCTACTTTAGCACCTTTTTTAAGTTGTAATGCGTTATATACTTGCATGGTTTCTATTTAATATTTTTAAATGCTGATTTTTTAAATCCGTTGTTTTTGTTTAAACTTTTATTTCCCATATGTCTAAACAAACCTTTATTTAATTTAAACAAATTTTCTGACTTTTGCAAGTTTTTAGCTGCATCATCCATAATAAATCTTTTTGAATATCCTCTATTTGCTTGTTGAATTCTCATAAATGCCACTAATGCAGCAAATGCAACTAGTCTATCTACATTGACTCCATCTGAATATTCTTGCATTTCTTTTAATAACATTGGATCAGGTATTCTTTCTATTCCATATTTTGTTTTTACAATTGTACCATCTGGTTTTGTTTCTACATCTAATTCTTCTTTACAATATTCTATTGTATAACTTAATAAATGTGCTTTAAATAAAGTTCCAGTATTTTTCCAACCATACTCCTGGAAGACGTTAGCATTAGAACCTAAATCTTTTAAAAACATTATTTGACTTTTTGGAACTAAATATCTTTGTTTTTTTCTAGATATCATGTATTGAATAAATAAAGATATATTGTTTTCAATTAATGTCCATGCATTATACCATTCTATTATAAGTTCTAATCTTTGATGTGTTTTATTTATATCATCAAATCTTCCGCACCATGCCGCAACTATTTTATCCTGTTCAATATAAGTTTCAGATTCTCCACCAGTTATTTTAGTTACTTCAACTGGAGCTTTCATTATATATATAGAACATAATGATTCTGAGGTAGTTGTTTTTCCTTCTGATACAGGGTCAATAGATGCATAATATTGACCAAAAGTTGGATCTTTAATTGGTCTTTCCCATACAACAAGAACTCCTGTTTTATCCTCTGTTTTTTTAGAAATAGGAAATTCAATTATTGGTCTTTTATTACTATTAACAACTGAAGGTTTTCCTTGTGCATCAGTACTTATGTCTAAAAATTCATAAGCATATTCTTTTTCTTCAATTCTTCTTGTTTGTGCTGCAACTAAATGTGTTGGAAAAACTGATATAGATCTATGATCAAATGCTTCTTTAATATTTCTAGGATGCTGTGAAATTCTTAATTGATAATCTTCAGGAGATAAATCTTTTTTCCATTGTTCAAATTGTTTATCTAATGCTTCTAAAGCATCTTCTACAAGTGAATTACCATAGTTATCTATATGAGGTGGCATTGACCATTGTTCAGGAATAAATAAACCTGATAACCCTATAGTACCTTTATTATCTATAAGATTTGTTTCTACAGAATAAATATCTTTTGAAACAGGATTTAAAATCATATCCCTAAGTGGATTGCATTGAGATAAATCTCCTACAGATCCTGCAGCTATAAACATACCTGTAGTTGTGAGACCTGATCTCATTGCTGGTCTCATATACTCATATGTTTGATCCATCTTAGGAGCAATACCAGCCTCTTCATGAAAGAAGTATTTAACTGGTCCACCTACTCCATTTGTAGGATCTTTTTCAAAAGACATTCCTTGCATTGTTCCTTTTAATCCAGCTTCTGTTTTTCTATCTCCTTTTCTTATTTCAATTTTTTGTTGCCACATTAATATTTTATCAGGATTCATAGGTCTATACCAAGCAGTATGTTGATTTAGAAATGCTGCATATTCTGATAAAAATTTCCAAGAACCTTTTTCATTAATATAATCTTTAAGACTTGCCCCCATTTTTAAAGTAACACCTTCTTCAAACCAGAGTTGATTAAGTAATTTAGATATATGAAAATAAGAACTTGCTATTTGACGTTTTTTTAATATTGCAACATGTTTATAATTAAGTTCTGCTAATAGTTCATATAATGCCATATGGTACTGAGCATCTCTAATTTTTGCAAAATCAAATTTTTGTTGTTCTTTGTCAAAGATTGGTAAAAAATTTAACCACATATAATAATCTCTAGTAATATACCAAGTATCATTATCTGATTTAAATATTACTCCTTTCCTACATTTTTGTTTTTCTTTATCCCAGTAATCAATAAAATCTTTTGATTTAAAAGGATGGGTACAGTATACTTTATTTAATCTAAATATTTCTCCCTGTTCATTAAATAGTAAACTAACTTCATTAAAATTATATTTACCCGGCTCTTTAAAAATGTTTAGGATGTAATCAGAAAATATTTCTTTAGAATCAAAATCTGTAATGGTCCAAGTTCCATTATCCCATGTTGGTATATTGTTATATACTTCTTCCATGATCATTGATCATATGCCATTCCTATACCTCCTCGCACTTTGCTAGACTGTTCTTCTTGTAAATCTTTATATACTCCTTTAAAAGAAGATCTTATTTGATCAAAGTTTTTAGCAGCAGCAACTATAGAATTTATATTACCATCTCTCCCATCTGTAATAGGTGTATTCTCCATATATCTTGCTAATCTATCTAACATAGATGCCATTCCTTTATATGCTCTTGAAGTAGGAGTTTCGTATAATCTTTGACAAAATTGTAAAGCAATATGTATGTCATCATCTTCAGTTGAAAAATCTGCACTTATTTGCCCTAAAACTAATAATTCTTTATCTAACTCAGGTGTATGAAAAAATGGATTCATGTCAGGATTAGGACATGTCATATAGAATAAATATTGATATATTTTTAAATAATCTTTAGGATAGTTATCCATTATATCTTTAAGAGCTTTTAAAGTATAACAATGTTCTGTAGGTATTACTACACCATTTTGAACATCAAATAATTTTACTATCATTTCTTTTTTATTTTAATTTTATTATCTTGTAAATAATGTATGATACTTATTACTTCATCTTTTAAATAAGGAACATCAATTGGTATGACTTCTTTTACAATTGGATCTCCATCATCATTTAATCTTGCAATTGGATAACCCCATTGATCAGTCTCCTCAACTTCAAATAGTATATGATGTATATTTATTTTTCCTGGTTGTAATTTAGGATTGTGCTTTAATATAATATACATATAAATACTTAATTGTAAAGCATAGTGATTAAAATTACAATCATCTAATGAAGATAAAGGTTGTGATAATTTTTCAGATATTCCTTCCCAATCTATATAGGATTCTTTTTTTATTTCTTTATTTGTTTTGTAATCAATAATATTTACACGTCCATTAACAACTTCAACTAAGTCAGATTGACCACAAATTCCAGCAGATTTTAAATATACCATATGTTCTGGATAAATACCGGGATCTAACTTTTGATTATTAGATACTTTAAAACCATTATTTGCAATACTAGGTTTAAATACTGGAATTGTTACACCTTCCCTTTCTATTGATGCAAAAGAACATAAATCAGATTCTCTCTGATCATGATAAAAATTTCCAAGTGTTGATGCTCTTAAAGATTCTGTATTCCAAATTGTTAAAACTTCTTTCGAAGAAAGACCATACCATTTTGATTTTTTATTTTTAATAACTTTTTTTGCTATTGTTTCAGCATCAAATGGTTTTTTAAAATGAGAAACTAAAGTTGTTACACTTATCCAATTTATTTCTAAATCATCATTACTTTTATAGCTATGATCTTTAGCATTAAATACTATACTCATAATTTTTCAATTTCTTCTTCCTGCTCTACTGTCAATATAGCTTCCCATTTACCAAGCGGACAATCTGAAGATAATGATCTAGTTTTAAATGTGAGTGAGCATCCACATTCATTGCAGCAAGGTGCTGTTCCTTTTACTGCACATTTTTTTCCTTTTTTTGGACAGTCATCACAAATGTCATACCTGAGTCTAGATATTTCTTCTACAGTTTCATCTCTGATTATAGAATTTTTTATTCCTTCAAATATCTGTTCCCGGTTCTTCCAAATTATTTTTAATATATTTTTCATCTTTAAATTTTTTACGTTTATTTAATTCTTTAATAGCTTTATCGTGGATAATATTTAAAAGTTTTAATTTTTCATTAATATTTTTTTTATTATAATAATCACTAAATGTTACGTTGTTATTATTTTTTAAAATTTTCTCATAATGAGGAATTGCAGTTTTAATTTTTTGTATCTTAATAAAAAAATGACCCAGTCCTTCTACATTTATTCTTAAATCATCTAAGCCACTTAATTTTTTTCGTAATGTCTTATAATAATTTTCAACTAATTTATTTACTAAATCTTCTGAAACTTCAAATTCACTAGTTATTTTTTTATATAAACTATTTGCTTTCTTTGGTATCATTTCCTAAAAATTTATAATCTAATAATATAGTTCCTGTTGTTTGAATTTTTATATTTGAATTAAGTATAATTAATTTTTTATTATTAGGATCTTTAGTTACTAGTCCATTTTTTTCAGCTTTATTAATACTGTTTCTAACAGTTTGTGGAGATTTAAAAATCCAACCTTCTTCAGAAGATGCGTCAAGACAAAAGTTACTTAACTCAATTGGTTCATTAAAACTAAGTAATGTTAAGCAATCAAAATCAGATTCACTCATTGTTATGCGATTAATATAACAATGAGTAAGAATCTGAAATTTAACAATGTCCCATTTAGACATCTTTACTCTTTTTTGAACTTGGTTTACAAGTGCCATTATCCTTTTTTTAATTTTTTACTTTCGTATGGTACTTTTGCTACTGCTTTTGGTGGTGGATTATTGTCATAAGCATCTTCATCTTCATCATCATTTAGATCAACTCCTTGAGTTGCTGCCATCATTGATGCATATTGTATTTGCATAGTAGCTCTTTTATATCTTGCTTCTTCTACATCGGTAAGTAATTTTTCATACTTAGACTGTGCTTCAAGATAAGGAAGAGACTTTTCATAAAATTGTTTCATTTCCTCTCTTCTTGCTTCTAATTGTTCAGGAGATAACTCCTCATTCATTTGCTGGTTTTTCATATTATATTATTTAAAGTTTAGACAAATATACAATAAAAGTTTAAACAACAAATATTTAAACAAAAAAATCCAGATAAATTAACTTACCTGGATTTTTATGCTTAGAGAAGCTTTATCTATTTTTAATTGTAAAGTTTAATATTGTTAGCATATAAAAGTCTCTAGAGATATCTACTTCTAATGTAAAGAAGTCTATAATACCTACTCTAAATCTTACAGCAAATTTATCCCATTGCTTTCTTGATGTGTTCCAGTTGTTTCTAAATTTCATTTTTTTTTATTTTATTATTTAATATCTGTTGATTCAATTAAAGTATATGTAAACTTATTGCCAAAAGCTGCCTTAGCTTTGTTAATTATCTTCATGAATTCTATAAAGTTAGCATTATATCTAAATACTTGACATCCCTCTGAGAAATAATCTACATATGTAGGATCTTTATGAATAGATGATCTGTGAATATTGATACCAAAGTACCCTGTCTCTGTTACCTTCTCATCATAAGTAGTATCCTTATTGTTATCCCTGTATACAGTAACATTACCTAAGCGTTGGCAAAGAGCTTCATACTTACCATTATGTAAAGAGACACTATACACCCCTCTATATTGCCCTGGCTTTAATCTAGCAACTCCTTTAGACTGTCTTAATATTTCAGTTGGTTTTTTCCCTGGATCAGTGGTAATTTTCCACTCATGATACTGCCATACTCCCATTAATTTATAGGATACTGTGATCACATCATCAAATTCATTGGTAACTTTCTTACCGGGCTTTAAGTTTCTTACTCCTACGATGTTTACATCATAGTCTTTATCACTATTAAACCAAACAAATCCTTTGTCTTTAACTGCTTTTTCTATTTGTTCTCTTGTGTAACTCATATTTAAATTTTAGAATAAATCATTGCTTTTATTT